TACTTCGTTGGGCAGAACGCCAGCCTGCAGAGCGAGAGCTACGCCTTCGCGCCATTTCGCGCTGAGGGTGCGCTGGCCACGCTAAACGGCGAGAACGCGCAGCTGCAGGTGCTGTTTCCCCATGTGGATTTCGCGCTGGTGCTGGTGGAAAGCGGCAACGGCAACCGGCTGAGCGAGCTGACGCTCACCACCGCTTGGCTGAACGCTGCCGGCACGATCACCAACACCGCCACCGACTACTACATCGGCCTCGGCGCCAGCTTCAGCGAGACCACCATCGAGCTGCGCTTCCGTTCAGCGATTGACAGCGTGGGCTCCAGCTTTCCCGGCCGCAGCTTCACGCGCGACATGGTGGGACCGCTGCCGCTCAACTCGGAGCTCTACCTGCGATGAATGACCTGGTGGGTCTCGGCTACGGCTGGGGACACCGGCCGGGCGATGGCAGCGGGCTCACCGACTGCTTTCAGCTTGTGTGCGAGGTGCGCGACCGGCTGGGGCTCACCAGCTACCGCGAGCGCTTCCAGTGGGTTTACAGCGACTGGGACGAGGAGACCTTCCCGCGCTCCATGATCGTGCGCTGGGTGCTCGAGCACGGCAGCCCGCTGAAGCGACCGCAACGTGGTGCGGTGGCATTGCTGCCGGCCGGTAGTGGCACAGCACTCGGCACCTGCCTCGGCCGGGCGCTGCTGTTCATCGGGCCGGGGCAGAATGTCGTACAGGCGCCGCTGCCTGATGGCGTGGCGCGCTACTTCTGGATGGATCGATGACGCGCAAGCTGCTGCCCTACGAGCACGAGCTCATCCAGATCCTGAAGGTCTCCGAGGATGAGTACCTCGAGTTTCTGGCGGTGCAGCACGACTTCACGCGATCGCGTGAGGAGAAGCTGCAGGAACTGCGCGCCGAGCCGATCTCGATCATCCTTGCGGTGGTCGGCATCATCCTGCAGGCTGTCAGCTACCTGCTTGCTCCGAAGCCGGAGATGGAGCAGAAGAACCAGCGGCAGCGCCGTGATCAGGTGTTTGCGCCGCGGTTTGGCTTCAACTCACAGCAGGAGCTGGCGAAGTACGGCGACCCGGTGAACCTCGTCTATTGCAACGTGGACGACAACCCGACCGGCGGCGTGCGCGTGGCGAGCTCGCTGGTGTGGTCGGCTGTTCACAGCGAGGGCTCCAGCCAGTTCATGCAGATGCTGGTGGCGATCGGCGCGTCTGAGATCCAGCGCATTGCATCGCCCCGGATTGCGTTCGGTCAGACCCCGATCCGTCAGCTGGCAGCCGGCAAGACCTGGGCGTATTTCGGCGCTAACCGGCCGCTGCAGTTCTCTGATCTGATCCGCGGTGATGAGAGCGACCCGACGCGCATCGGCGAGGCGGCCAGCAGCATTGCCTATCGGCCGACACTGATCGGCGATAACCATGTGGATGGCTTCAGCCAAGCCTTCTCGCCGAGCACCATGACGCGGTTCGGTGTCTTTGCACCGATCCCGATCAACGTGGTCTACATCGACCGTGATGAGGACGGCGAGGAGCAGGATGCACCGCTCGGCATCGAGATTGAAGGACTGGAGAGCTACTGGCCGCTGAACGTGCTGAACGATGCGCGCCCGGTGGTGCCTGTTGGCCAGAAGATGAAGCTGGTGTTCCGGCGCATCACATCGGGCGGCAGCGACACGGCACGGGCAGCCAAGGAACTGCGCCGCACGCTGTCCAGCTACATCGACGCGGCCAGCACCTACAAGCTCGGCAGCGCGAAGTTCCGCGTGTCGGCACCGATCAAGAACGTGGAGCTGGAAGACGGCTCTATGCGTGTCTCGATGGAGTGCATCGAGGCTGGCATCTGCCCGCGAGAGGACTACGGCACTGAAGATTTCAAGAAGAACGGCCGCGAAGCACAGCGCGAGATCATCCGGCTGCAAGGAGAACTGAAGGAGCTCAACGATGAGCTGCTGCGCAATGAGCCGATCCTCAAGGAAGGCATCGGCGCAAAGGTCACCAGCAAGCTGGCCGAAATCCGCCAGCTGAAGGATACCGTCAGCGATCTGGAAGACAGAAAGTGGACAGCCGCAGAGCTGGACAGCATCACCAACAATGCCGAACTGTTTGATCCCGTTGTTGTTGACTACGCCAACCGAGTAGATGGACTCCGCGAGCAAAGGCGATCACTTGAAAGCCTGATCGAAGACGAACTGGACAAGCCGAGCGCTCAACGCCGTAAGACCAAGATCGATGACTGGCGCAGACAGAAGAAAGATGTCAACCAGAAGCTAAAGAGCGCGCAGGTCAAGCTCGGTCAAGCTGTGCAGCAGTATGGCTTAGCCGATGGCGTCATCCCCGGCCGCGGCAAGACCCTCAAGCAAGAGAAGAAAGCGCTCAACTCGCGAGAGGAGCAGCTCAACAAGGAAATCGCTGAGATCACCGCTGACGCCAACAACCTGAACCTGACGGCAATGGCCGAGCGCGACAACGGCCTGCGCAATCAGATCACGACCGCGCAGCAGCGCATCGACACGCTCGAGCGTTACCTCGAGAACCCCAACAACTGGAACGACTACTTCAACACCAAGTGCCTGGTGAAGATGGAGGAGGCCGGCTACGAGACCATCACCGAGTGCCGCGTGGTGGATTTCGCGCTGAAGGCCAAGGTGTTCAAGCGCATCCAGGGCCGGGCATCGAAATACGGCGAGGAGAAGGTTGAGCGGTTCCGCGACAGCGACAACGGCACAAAGGTGCGCGCCGCCTTCTTCTGGCTGCGCTATCGCCGCACCGGCGCTGAGTGGAGCAGGCTCCCCTACATCTTCGCCGTGCGCCGCGGCGCCGACGTGGACAACTTCATGTCACTGAAGTTCATCGCCGGCGACAACATCGGCAACTGGCAGTTCCGGTTCGATCCGATCGCTGAGCCGGCCGCCGAGATGCAGTTCCACGGCTTTGCTGATTTTGCCTACATCGAGAACAGCGGCGACGTGCAGATCATCCCCGGACCTGCTGGCGGGCAGTTCACCTTTCTTGGCAGCATCCGCGCGCGGCAAGGCCTGAAGCCGCCGATCAACGTCAACCCCTACGAGGTGGATGAGTGGGGGCTGTTCTCCATGCGATCGGACACGCAGACGAGTTTCAGCTTTGAAGGTGGTCCAGAGTTCTCGATCAGCGCCGTCACCGAGCAGCGCATCGAGGCCTTCACCAACTACCCCAACCTCTACCGCGGGCTCAGCCTGCTCGGCTTCAACGCCTACAGCGGCCAAGGCATCCAAGACCTGCGTTCGCTGTCGGTGTTCACGCTGGAGGGCAAGAAGCTGCGCCGCCTGCGCGATGACGGCACCTACCCCGCAGAACCCAACGGCTCCAGCAGCTACGCGCCCGATATCTTTCTCGACACCATCCTCGACGGCGACAACGGCATCGGCCGCTTCGCCAAGATCGGCGGCGTCGATCTGCAGGCACTGGCACTGGCAAAGCGCTTCTGCCGGCAGAACCAGCTGTTCATGGATGGCGTGATCGCTGAGCAGGTGCCTTGGCGGCAGTTCTGGGCGGACGTGGCGCCGTTCTCACTGCTCGAGCTCGGCCGTGTCGGTGGCCGCGAAACGCTGGTGCCTGCAATCCCCTGCGATGACGACGGCAACATCACCCGGCAGGTGACCATCTCGGCGCTGTTCAACCAAGGCAACATCCTCGAGGACAGCTACCGCGAGGAGTTCCTCGATTTCGGCAGCAGCGTGCAGGACCTGATCGCCTCGGTGATCTACCGCGACACCGAGATCGAAGGCGTGTTCCCGCGCAACCGCAGCGTGGAGGTGAGCCGCGCCGATGCGATCGAGGCCAACAGCGTGCGGCAAACCTTCGACCTCTCGCAGTACGTCACCAACCGCAACCAGGCGATCCTGTTCGGCAAGCTGCTCTGCAACCAGCGGCGCCACATCCGCCGCGCGATTGAGTTCTCCACCTTCCCGACTGACAGCGTGCTGGAGCCCGGCAGCTACATCTATGTGGCAATTGGCGAGAACCAGTGGGATCAGGTGAGCACCGGCGTGGTGGAGCCCGGCGGCGTGCTCAACACGCCGATCGGGCAGGTGCCGAACGGCAGTGGCCTGAAGGCGCTGGTCTACCAGTCCGGCAGCGCAGTGGTGAGCGTGAACAGCGTGACCGTCACCAACGGCACCGCTGCGGCACTGGCTCCTTATGTCGGCCGGCTGTTCGTGCTCGGTACCTCGATCACGCGCAAGCGGGTGTTCCGAGTAACGGAGGTGCAAATG